TTTTAACTCAAATTTCATTATATATAGTATTTACGCTTAATTATATTTTATAACGTTTTTGTTTTTTGTTTGCACAAAAACTATTGTTAAATCAATATTATTAAACAATTATAGAGCGAAGTTATATTAAATTTTTTAGAATGTCAAGACTTATAGTAAAGTTTTAATAACTATTGATGTTTTTTAATAAACTTATTTATTAATAATTATATTTTTTGAGATTTTTTCTGCACTTCTACCGACTACATAACCACCAATACCTAATTGTAATAAGTTCCAAAACTCATTTTCTAATGGTGGGATAGGTAAATTAAATAACGGTGCTATAAATTTAACATACATAACAATGAAACCAAAACACAACATTAAAATAGGTCTCCAACTTCTTTGCAGCCAATTTCCATTTGCTTCTGTAACAATTATTTCTGTTTGCAGTCTTTGTAGTTCAAGTTGTTGCTCTTGCAATACTTTAAACACCTGATTTTTAGCGTTTATACGCTCCTCTTCGGAAGTAAATAAGTTATCAATGACTTTACCTATCTCTCCTATTACTCCTGTTGTAAACCAACTTAATATTTTTTTCATTTTACCATTGGAATTGTATTTGTATAACACCTAAAAATATATTTATTTCTTCGTACTCAAAATTTTCTTCTGCTTCCATGTAACCAACACCAAAAATAAAAGATTTTGGAAACAATATGATCAAGTTTATATCTGCCATTTTAAAAATGATTACTTATCCATTCGTATTCTTCTGTTGCATCAAAACAAGGGCAACTTTTTGCTGCGAAATCTCTATGTGAGTAAATTTTCGCTGATGAGTATAATGTTTTTAATGAACATAAAAGGTCTTCTAATGCTTCTTTTTGTTCTGGTGTTCTGGTATCTTTTGCAATCCATTTACCATTTTTTCCTCGTTCAGATTCTACACCACCAATATAACAAATTCCGATGCTGTCGAAATTGTGATTTTTCGTGTGAGCACCGCTTTGTTCAATCGGTCTGCCTTCTTCAATTTCTCCGTCTAAACCAATAACATAATGATAACCAATATCTTTCCACCCACGTTTTAAGTGCCATTTCCTAATAGTATTAACACTTACTTCTTTACCCTCCTGCGTTGCAGAACAGTGTACTATTATTTTGTTAATCTTTCGCATACGCATTCAGTTTTGCATTCAGTTTTTAAAGTTTCTAATTTAGCGTTCCACCAAAAGTGTAAGCTACATTTTTTGTCTTCTAACCAATCTGCTAAATTTCTTAATCCTTTAATCATTTTTTTTCTTTTTATGCTTGACCTCCGTCTGTTATTACCCAATCATTTGGCGTCGATGTAAGTGTATTTCTACTTGATAATGCTGATGCAGAATACTTGATTGTTCCTGCGCTTAATTCCACATTTGAAATGACTGACCTTGATGCCCAACCAATTAATTTAGCACTATAATTAATCGTACTTAAACCACTATCTTTAAAAGTTTCTCTCATTGAAACTACACTACTCACATTCCAAGAACTTAAATTTTGATTGAATGATGTGCTTTCAAAAAACATAAACTGCATCTCATTAAGACTACTTGTATTCCAACCGCTGATATTTTGGTTAAAAGACGTAGCACCCCTAAACATAGAGTTAAAAGTTGTTACATTGCTTACATCCCAATTTGAAATATTATCATTGAAAGTAGTTTTATCTCTAAATAAATTAAACATATTAGTAATAGCAGTAACATTCCACGTATTAATTTGTCCATAGGTGGATATTGCAGACGCTCTATCTGAAACCCATAAATCTACTGCGGTTTGCAGTTGTGGTTTAGTTAAAAATACGTATGGTCCACTAGCAGGTGGACATTGACTGAATTGTTCTGCAGGTATTGAGTTTTTATTTGACTCATCTCCCCAATATGAAGAACAATATATTTGTCCCCAATTAATTTCTGCCATATTATTTCTTTTTAGTCATTAAATACCATTTATGAAGTGTATATCCTATTGAAACTATTAAAAGTGTTAGTTTTAATACCACGTCTATATTTGTGAAACTAATCATTAAGCTACTCCCATTTAGTGCATATATTTTTATATCTGTAAAACTCATTTTTTATTTTATTAATCTTGTATTTCTAATGTAACACTTGTAGGTGTTATTAAATTATTGATTATATCTTGAACATAAGATTCTATATTAGAAACTTGATCACTTCCTATGGCTAATTTTGTCCAATCTGTAACAATTTCGTTAGTCAAATCTGAAAACGGTATAAAAGGATTATCTGGATTATAAGTCACGATTTGCTCTCCAATAGTAGTAGCTGAATAAGGTGTGTCATTTGGGTCTAATACATCAGACGTTCCTGTTACTTTCCAATTAACATTATATACCACATTTGTTTTTTCGTCTTCTATCGGTTTAACCTCTACTGTTGAACAGTTCCAAGTGTATTTAGTCATAATTTTTTATTTTTAATCTACCAAGTATTTGTTTTAATATTAACCCATTCATAAGTTGTCGCACCTGTCTGCATACATATATCTACATAACTAGCATTTGCAGTTTGGTAATATCTTTGAGACCCTGCTAATTGTGCTGATGCTGCTGCAGTATTATTTCCAGACTGAATACTCGAACTAGATTTTATTGTTCCACTTGCTGAAATATTCTGAACATAACCACCACTAGGCTCCCCAAAGTAAATTGTAGTACCAGAACCACTACTTAAAAACATACTACCAAAGCTATTAAAAATGTCTAATGTGTTAAGTCTAACTTGACCTTGTACTTCAAACTTCTTTTGTGGAGTAGTAGTTCCTATACCAAAATAACCGCTTGTATTAATATAACTTTTGGTTAAATCTGATGTTATTTTTACAACTTGAATATCACTACTGTTTTTTAAAATTAAGTGAGCATTATTGTTTTGGTAAAATAAACCAGATGCTGCTTTGGCTTCGTCGTTCAAACCTATAAATGCCCAATCGGTTGCATTACTGCTTCCGTCATTTTGTTTCAATGAAGCTCTTATAGTTCCATTTACGTGAAGTTGGTCTTCTGGGTTAATTCCTACTGTATTTATACCTACTTGCCCACCGTTAATTTGTGTTTCATTAGCTTGAATAAAAGCATTAGCAGCATATAATTGTACTTTACCATTCTGGTTTATAATCCTCAATAATGAACTTGAATTTCCGTTCGATAAACGTATCTGTCCGATAAGATTTCCACCAGCCATAGTCCCAGTTTTTGATAGTACAAATTCTGCCCCAAATTTTAAATCATCACCGTCTGACATTTCAATATCTTTGCCAGAAGTTGTGTTTCCTATTGCAAGAGTTTGTGCTAAACTTTCAGAAGGTGGAACAGGAACTGCGTCTACATAGTCTTTTACTGCAGCACTAGTCGGTATTGAAGTATCGTTATTATTAGCTGCAATAGTTTTAGCTTCTGTTATAATTTCACTAATAACTGCAGCACTTGAAGTACTATCTGTTATTTTATCTATTTTTAAAGTACCTGTAATTTCAGCACCATTATTTATTTTACCTAAATTTAATGCACTGTCGCTTCCTAATCCGTCTGTTATTACAATTTTACCAGATGCAGGTAATCCAACTGAACTGTCATCTATTTTTAGCAATCCGTCGTATGTGTCCTTTATTTTTTGCCCTGTTAATGTTGCCATAGTTTACTAGCTTTGTTGTTTATTTTTTACTTTAATGTGGGTATTTATTTCCACTTCACTTTTATAAACTTTAAGAAACTTTTTTAAAAGTTCTATATTTTTTTCTTTTGGTTTACTTTTTCTTATCATAATACCCAACCTACAAAATTAGCATCATCATCTGGGTACATATCATCGTTCTGGTTTGCGTTATATTCTGGAAATAAATTATTATTAAAACACATATAATCTATAAACCTACGAGTGTAGAATTGTGCAAAGTTTCTATGCTTTGTGATCAAAACATCAATCTCGTCTTGTGATGCGCTTTCGCTATTTTCAGACCTGTGTTTATATACACCTCCATTAGATACTTGAAACGCTGCAAAAGGCAGGTAATCTACCATAGCATAATGTATAAGCATATCTTTTAAGAAATCTTGTACCAAGTTAAAATAATCCCCTGTTAGTGTTCCTGCTAAAATATCACTAGATATTCTATCATATAATTTCCCACCCAAGTAATTTTGTAAATGTATTTCTTGTGCTATCTTAATAAATTGCAAGAACTTATTTACATCCACGTTTCCGTCTATAAACGTATTCTTTTTTAAATCAGTTGATGTTATGAATAAAGGTGTTGCCATTTCTTAATTATTTTTTTCTGCATTTTTTCTTTCTTGTTCAGCAATCCATTCTGGGTGATGCCCACCATAAGGCATATCCGCAGGTGCTTTAATTGAATCAGCAGTACCTCTTGGTTTTATGTTGTATGTCTTTGGTATTGTTCTTGTTCTTTTATAATCTGAAAATTCTGGACTTTCTATTGTATTTGATTTAAGGCGATATAAGACCTTTTTCCATGTGTGGTGGCAATATGGTCCTCCTTTGTATTTAAACAAGTCGTACGCTTGGCTTTTATGCCCAAAACTATCATTTACTCCCTCTCTACTTGCGGTGTCAATATCTTCTAATCTATAAACCGCAGGGTAACCTTTTGAATCAAACCTACTCATCATCTCTTTACAAAAATCTCTACTCTCACTTGGGTTGTCTTTATCTTTCTTTACTTTTTGAAAATACTTATATCGTATCTTATAAAATGATTTATCTAAATAACTAAACCCATTTGGCTTTCCTGTTACCGCTTCTGAAAGTTTTTGACCTAAATTCTTCTTTGCATTAATTAAATAATTTGCCCACAAGTCATCTTCGTATTGGTTTCCGTCACATTCTATTTCGTCTACAACTTCCCA